ATCTCTACAAGGCTGACAAGGGTATCAAGACTAAGAAGCCTAGCGCAGACAAAGAGGCAGCATCTTCTGTTAAGTCTCGTCGTAGTGTAATTGATACAAATGACTCTTCTAATTACCTCTCTGAATCAGCAGTGGAAAGGATGAGTATTAAAGAATATGAGAGCCGCATGGAGGAAATCTTCAAAGCGCAGCAATCAGGAAAGTTTATTTACGATATGAGTAAAAGATAGTTGACAATACTTTAACCATAAGTAAAACTAAGGGCATACACAGCTATGAAGTTTGTGTATGCTTTAACACTAAGCACAAACTCCCACATAAAGAACTACCTCCTATTATAGGCCCAGCGCTAAATGGACGGCCATCCTGATAGCAACGCTGACTACCCTATTAAGAAGAGCCTCTTTCAAGTGGATATGTAGTGTCTCCCCTCTAAGCCACATATATCTTTGAAAGGATTTCACAATGGCTATTACATCTGCATCTGGCGGCTTCAACGGAGCCTGGTCCCCAGTAATCTACTCGAAAACAGCACAGATTGCACTTCGCAAGTCCGCTGTTACTAACGCAATCACCAACAACTCTTACTTTGGTGAAATCTCCAACCAAGGCGACACTGTTCGCATCCAAAAAGAGCCAGACGTAACAGTCACAGCTCTGCAGCGTCACACATCCATCACTGCTGAGCAGTTGGATGACACAGACTTCTCCCTGACAATCGACAAAGCTAACTACTTCGCATTCAAAATGGATGACATCGAAGAGCAGTTCTCGCACGTTGATTTCACACGTATGGCTTCCGACAAAGCAGCTTATAAAATGGCTGACGCAATGGACGAAGAAGTATTGGGTTACTTGTCTGGTTACGCTGGTGGTGCTGGTGCTTGGGCTGCAAACACTGTAGCTTCTGGCGACAAAGCTAATGCTGCTGCTGGTGCAGACGAGCTTCTTGCTGCTAACAAGCTTGATGCAACTGCTTTTGGTAACTTGACCATCTCCACTACAGCTACTGCTGGCGATGCTATCCCATTGGCTCCACGTCTTCCAGGCGCAACTGCGTTGTCTTCTTCGACTGTTTCCCCATTGACTGTACTTGCTCGTATGGCTCGTAAGATGGACACACAGAACGTAGACGCTCGTGGTCGTTGGGTTGTACTTGATCCAGTGTTCGTAGAGATGCTGAAAGACGAAGATTCCCGTATGCTTAACGGCGACTTCGGTGGTGCTGGTCTCCAGAACGGTTTGATCCTCAACAACATCCACGGCTTCCGTGTATATGTATCCAACAACTTGCCATACCTCGGCACAGGTGCTGGTACTAACGGTACTGCTGCACAGTCCACAGACTATGGTGTTATTGTTGCTGGTCAGGACGATGCTGTTGCTTCTGCTGAGCAGATCAACAAAGTTGAGTCTTACCGTGATCCAAACAGCTTTGCTGACATTGTACGTGGTATGCACCTCTATGGTCGCAAGATCCTGCGTCCAGAGTCGCTCATTGTAGCTAACTACAACGCTGCTTAATCCACTTAACTTAGGGGCTGGCATTACGCTGGCCCCTTTGTGCCTTTAACATAGAGGACATCACAAGATGGCTATTACAACTGCAATGTGCAACAGCTTCAAGCAAGAGCTTCTTGGTGGTGTTCACGACCTAGATACAGATGCTATTCGTATCGCTCTAATCAAAGCTACCCCTACTGGCTCTTATGCTGGTTCTACAACTAATTATAACAACGTCACAGTAAATGGTGATGAAGCTGTCGGTACTAACTACGTAACAGGTGGCAACACTTTGTCTAGCGCAGTTATTACTCTTGACGGCTCCACTGCTATTGTTGACTTTGCTGACACTACTTGGTCTTCGGCAACAGTATCTGCATCTGGTTGTATCATCTATAATGCAACTAAGGGTAACGCTGCTATTGCTGTTATTGACTTTGGTGGTATTAAGACTTCTACAAATGGTGACTTCACTGTTCAGATCCCTGTAGCTGATGCTTCTAACGCTATTGTACGTATTGCTTAATAAGGAACGTCTGCTATGGCTTTAATACTCAAGGATAGAGTAAAAGAAACTGCAACTGTTGAAGGTACAGGATCTGTAACTCTTGCTGGGGCAGTAGAGGGTTTTCAATCCTTTGCCTCAGTCTTGGGTAGTTCTGACACTACGTACTACGCCATCTCTCACCGTAATGCTGATGAGTGGGAAGTAGGTCTAGGTACTTATAGTGCTGGCACATTGGATCGTACTACAATCCTAGAAAGTTCTAACTCTGGTGCTTCTGTTAGCTTTACTGCTGGTACTAAGGATGTATTCATTACACTGCCAGCAGAGAAGGCTGTTGTACTTGATGCTAACTATGACCTAAGCGTAGGCAATATTATCACTACTGGTTACCTTCGTGGCCCAGCAGTCTTTACTATTGACCCTGCTGCTCATGGTGATGATACAGGTACTCTTGTCATTGCTGGTAACCTTCAGGTGGATGGCGTTACTACTACTATTAACTCTACTACTCTCAACGTGGATGATCTAAACCTTACCTTAGCATCTGGTGCAGCTACACCTGCTGCAGCTAATGGTGCAGGTATCACTGTAGATGGTGCTGCGGCTACTATTACGTATGACTCAGCATCTGACAGATGGGTTATGAACAAGGCCTTGTCTGCAGATGTAGTAGGTAATGTTACAGGCCAAGTGTCTAGCATTAGCAACCATAGCACTACAGATGTTGTAGAGGGTACAAACCTTTACTATACAGCTACACGGTTTGACGATGCTCTAGCTACTAAGACTACTGCTGATCTTACTGAGGGTGTTAACCTCTATTATACTGCAGGACGTTTCGACACTGCCTTTAGTGCTAAGAACACTACAGACCTCACTGAGGGTACAAACCTCTACTACACTACTGGACGTTTTGATAGTGCTTTAGCTACTAAGAGTACAACAGATCTCACTGAGGGTACAAACCTCTACTACACTACATCTCGTGCTAATGCAGATTTTGATACACGTATTGCAACAAAAAGCACAACAGACCTAGCAGAGGGTACTAATCTGTATTATACTACATCAAGAGTTGATGCACATGTAAACAAAGCTTTTGTAGACTCACTTAATGTAGATGCAGATACGCTTGACGGCTTAAACTCTACAGACTTTGACCCTGCTGGAAGCGCTCTAGCTTTAGCTATTGCACTCGGATAAGGAATAACTAAATGGCAAACACCTTCGTAAACTACACAGGTGCGGCAGTAGGTACTACACCATCTACAGTCTATACTGTACCAGCGGCGACTACCGCAGTTATGATCGGTATGAACGTAGCAAACGTAACAGCAGCACAGATCACTGTAGATGTGCAGTGTGCAGGTGTTTACCTAGTTAAGGGTGTAGCTATCCCTGCTGGAGCAAGCTTGAGTGTCTTGGATGGTAAGATTATCCTGGAAGCCGCAGATACAGCAGTTGTTACATCTAATACGGCTGCTTCTGTAGATGTTATTATCTCGGTCTTGGAGCAGAGCTAATGAGCAAGCAGACAGATTTACTGAACCTCACAGATGCAATCACTGCGAACGGCACAGCCTTAAAAGTTGACACTATCCAGACTGCCGCTGGCGGGGTTCCCACTGCATCTGACTTGGGTATCAATGTTGCTGGATCAGTGTTGCAGGTTGTGACTTATACAGATAGCACTAACGTAAATTTGGTTGGGCCTGACGACATTACACTGTGGAGTTTCCCTATTCACAATGTAGCTGCTGGTTCCTCTATTCACGGCCAAATCAACATTTCTTCACTAATGGAATATGCTGGGGTAAAGCGATGGCGCATTAAAAACGCTACGGGTGATGTTGTCGGGGAAATGATTAGTCAGGGAAATGGGAATGGAGGCTGGAGGATGCCGCAAACATCTACCTCGTTTTTTGATGCATCGCCAGTAGTCGGAACAAACACATATTATCTAAGCGTAAGGGCTAATGTCCAAGTCTATTATAATTACACTACTGGTTACGGTAACGGGATTACGAGCGTCCAAATGATGGAGGTAGCAGGATGATTGGTGCAATAAATACAATAGCGGCACTACAGTCCCTCCGCCCAGCATCACAATGGGTGCTGCGTGATGACATCCTTGAGTGGCATGACACTGAGCAGACCCAGCCAACCACAGAAGAACTGGCGGCAGAGGTTCTACGCTTACAAGCAGCCTATGACGCCAACCAGTATCAGCGTGACAGAGCCGCAGCTTACCCAAGTCTGACTGAGCAAGCTGACATGGCTTACTGGGACAGACAGAACGGCACCACGACACTTGATGACGCCATCAACGCTGTCAAAGTCGCATACCCTAAACCCACAGGAGAAGCATAATGGCTGGCTATATTGGCTCAAGGGCTTCCGTTGTCTCCTCTGGCGCTGAACGCAAGAAGACCTTCGCAATCACCACGACAACAACAGTCCTCACTGGATTGTCCTACACGCCCACATTCGTGCATCTGTTTCACAACGGTGTTCGTCTCGTAGACGGCACAGACTACACAGCGACTAATGGCACAAGCATCACGCTGACTTCTGCTGCTGAGAGTGGCGACGAGGTTGTCGTGATCTCGTATGCTTCGTTTCAAGTTGCTGATGCCTATACGAAGGCTGAGACTTACTCGAAGGCTGAAGCTGACGCTGAGATTGCTTTTAAATCGTTTACTGAGGGTGCCAACACAGGATATGGCACTGCTCATAGAGTAAACAACCCAGCTTACTATGGGGATATAGGTTCTGACGCCCTTGATTTGAGTTATAATGCTTTTGCTTCTACAACCCGTGGCGCTACTGGTGCCAAATCCACAGCAATTGGTGGTGGTGTAACGGCATCTGGCGATAACTCCACAGCAATTGGCTCTAATTCAGAAGCATCTGGCCTTCGCTCAACAGCAATTGCATATCGTGCATTAGCATCTGGTGATAACTCCGTAGCGGCGGGTTATATAGCAACAGCTTCTGGCATCGGTTCCTTCGCACAGGCTAGTAGGGGGAATGCTAGTGGTAGCTACTCAGCAAACTTTGGGAATAGAACATATGCAAGTGGGTATACTGCGTTTGCCTCTGGAAATGGAACAACAGCAGCGGGTGATAACTCATTTGTAGTAGGTTATAATGGCGGCACAGGCACAGCCTCTGGAACCGTGTTTGGCGTGGCGTATGGTAATAGCACTGGGGACATCACGGCTTCTACGACAGACACGAACTTAGTGCTTGCTGTGTCTAATGCTGGTCATGTCACTATGCCGTATCAGCCTTTCTTTAAGGCCAGATCACAGCCTAACGTAAATATTACGACACAGGGGCAGATATTACCGTTTGACGTTGTGGATAAAAACATAGGCAATCATTACAATAACAGCACATTTACGTTCACCGCCCCTGTTAATGGGGCCTACGTTTTTAACGTAATGCTGTTTACCCCTCCCAACCTAATATCTTTCGATTACTTCTACGTTAACGGGGTCCGTCAGACTTCTATTGAGCAGAACCATGCTCCAACAGGATACACTAACCGCAGTGATGTGTTTGTGGTCTACCTAGTTGCAGGGGACGCCGTGAGTATAGTTCATTGGGTAGGCACAACGCACCTCAACGGGTCTTTTGCTGGGCCACACAGCTACTTCAGCGGCTACCTTCTCGGATAACCCCCCACACAAACAAAAGGAGGCATCAACATGCCAAACATCACAATCACGCTGACTGAGACACAATATAAAGGTCTTGAATACGCTGCCCTGTCACCTGAAGACTGGGCCATCAACGCAGTCACAGAACGCTGCCGCATTGCTAACGACGAGATCGTGCAGCTAACAGTGCAGCACTGCTTGGACAACGGCGAGGCCATCCCTCTGACCCGTGAAGCTATCGTGGCTCATGCGTTTGAACACGGTGTCGTCAAGACTTCAGCAGAGCGTCAAGCAGAGGCAGAACTAGCCCAGCAGGTTATCTGATGAGTGGGTACATTGGCAACGTCCCAACACCACAGGCCACCCAGACACGCCAGTCGTTCACAGCTACAGCCTCCCAGACTAGCTTCGCCACAGCGGGTTACACCGCTGGCTTCCTCGACGTGTATCTCAACGGGGTACACCTGCTAGACAGCGCAGACTACACAGCTACTAATGGTTCAGACATTGTGCTGACTGTTGGTGCTGCTGCGGGTGATGTGCTGGAGGTTGTGTCGTATAGTACGTTTGAGGTGGCTGATGTATATACGATGGCTGAGACCTACTCGAAGGTTGAAGCTGACAGTCGCTATGTGAACACAACAGGTGACACTATGACGGGTTCGCTTACTGCAAGCGGTCAGTTGAAACAGTTTGGTAGCAACCTTGTAATAGACGATGAACGTGGCACAAACATCGCCGAACTTGATACTTTCGTGATGACCGCAGGATCCAACTACAAATTGGCCCGCATTATGACGGTAGGCGACACTCAGCGTATAGGCACATTTGCGCTAATGATTTGGATGTATGATTCTGGCCCCCACGGTGCGGGTACTCATTATTGGAGTGCCTCATACTCAGGTGTCATTTCTACGAACCATTCTGGAACAGCCTACAATGCAACAGGGCCATCTCAGTTAACTTTAAACAGTCACTACCATCACAGGACGGTAGCAGAGCCTACTTTCTACTTGGATAGTGATAACTCTGTGGGTGCATACGGTCACACCAACTTATACATTAACGTACCTGTAAACACGCAATTTTACAATGTTGGTGTCTATTTAAAACGATTGGCTTGGTGAGGAGATAATCATGGGGTTTACTTATAAAGATATTACATACGTTGTCACACCTGACAGCAGTATCCCAGATGGCAATGGTGGGGTTATCCCCCTACGTGAGCATCTTGGCATGACGGACGAGGCATTTGGTAAAGCAATGCTTGAACACAGCACTGAGGAAACCCGTAAAGCTAGGGCGTCTTCTTACCCGTCTATTGGGGATCAACTCGACGCACTGTTTCACGCTGGGGTTTTCCCAACAGAAATGTCGTCTCTGATCCAACAGGTTAAAGATAGCAATCCAAAGCCAAAAGCAGAACTATCTTCTCAGGAGGCATCAACATGAGTAGATCACGAGCAAGACTAGCCGCAGACTGGTTCGCAAAGCTGCGGCAGAATGCAGTGACACAAGAGGTCGAGCATACGGATGTTGTGGCTGCTGAAGCTACTGCCACTGCGGCTATCCAAGTTGAGTTAGACGCTAAAGCACCTCTTGATCATAACCACATTTCTGAGGGGAGTTTCACTGTTGGAGGCAGTGCAAGTACGTACTACCCAGTTATATTTGAGAGACATTGGGGCTGTAAAATCTTAATATGGAAGCACGTACATAACTATGCAACTTGGGATGGACTTGTAACATTTCAAATTGATACGCATCCTTATGGCTGGGGTGGATATGCCAGTAACTACTTTGTTAGACAAAATGTATACTCCAATAGAGCTTTTGTTCATTCTGCTGGTGGCACTGGTGATGCTGGTAGCTACGTGGTTGTATACTTACTCGGAGGTGGCAGGACTTATCAATATGCTACAAGTGGTCTTCACACAGCAGGGGGTCTTTGGGGCGGTCCTTATTATACTACTACAGCTTTGACTAATAATGGTACTGTTGGCCCAACCACTTCGGCAGCGAGTCAAGCATATAAGACCATATCATAGGAGGACTAAATGGAAGATTATACAGCAATTGAAAACCCTTGGGTTGGTACATTTGTGGATGCAGATGTTTGGTCTCACACAGAGAACATCCTAATGGGTAAAGCCCCTAGAGACTACCTAGAAGCCCACGGTTGTTTGCCAGAAGATATAGACGCAGCACTGTCTGAGCAGCTTCGCATGGAGCGTGACGGCCTGTTAGCTGAAGTAGATGCCTTCGTCGGCAATCCACTGCGCTGGGCTACACTCTCAGCAGAACAGCAGGATGATTGGGCAGTCTACCGTCAGTCTCTGCTTGATGTGCCACAACAGGCTGGCTTCCCGAAGGATGTCGTGTGGCCTGTTAAACCCTAACTGAGGATACTTAAATGTTTGGCTTTAGCGCATTATCTATCTCACCATTCTCTACTGATGTAGAAGTACGCTTTGATGTAGTAGGTGTATCTGCTATTGCTGCAACAAACCCTGTCGTTGTAGTAGCCCCTGCCAACACTAGCTTAGCACCTGTATCTGCTTCTTCTGCGCTGGGCGATGTAGTAGTTACTGCAGATAGCATTACACCTAGTGCATCTGTATCTGCTGCAAGCTCACTAGGTAATACTATAGTTGTAGCTAAAGCTGTAACTATTCCATTAGGGCTTGCTTCTACTGGATATGTAGGTATAACTACTGTAGTAGCTCTATCTAATACACAGATAAACAGCCCAGCGCTAAGCATTACTGTAGGTAATACAAGTGTTATAGCTAAAGCTGTTACAATCCCTACAGGTGTAGCAGCTAACAGCAATACTAATACAGTAGATACAAGAACTACAAACGTATTTGAGATTAGTTCACCACCACTAAACATCTATGCTAGAAGACCTGAGATTCAAGCTGTTCAGTTTAACTATGAGCTTATCAAAGATAGCTACAGCAGAAATAGGGTTGTATACGTAGAGCCTACGGTTAAAGGCTTTACTGTTTCTATACCAGCAGATCCTTCACAAAGAACCATATACATTGAGGCTACAAACACGGACAGAGTAGTTCGTATTGCAGCATAAGGAATACATGAATGTCATATAAGTGGCCTGATAAAGATAAAGATGAGATACTTGACTTCAATGTAGATTGGTCACGCTTCTTGGGTGATGATAACATCTCTGGTGTTACTTGGTATATTGATGATGCTAATGGTGTTAAGACTGAGGTGTCTGCTGCTGATGTAGTTAACGGTTTGCAGATGGTTCAGAAGACTAACACCTTGAGTATATCTACAATCAGACTCTCCCTTGGCATTAATAACGTCAGGTATCTTATTACTTGTAAGGTCACTACAGTAGAGGGTCTACAGTATGAGCGCTCTATCTATCTACGTGTTAAGGAGAAGTAAGAATGGCATATGACTTTATTGGTCTAGTTAATGACGTTAACAGACGCCTTAACGAAGTAGAACTAACTACAACAAACTTTGCTGGCGCACAGGGTTACTATAACCTTACTAAGGATGCTGTTAACGCAGCTATTAGACACATTCACCAAGAAGAGTTTGAATGGCCTTGGAACCATGCTGAAGAAGAAGAAACCTTAACAGCGGGTGAAGTACGTTATAGTATGCCTTACGATAGTAAGAGTATTAATATGAATAGCTTCCGTATTAAAAGAGATACGGCGCTTAATGTACCTACAGTAAAGTTAAAACTGTTAAACTATGAAGATTATCTTGACAAATATGTGGACTATGAGTATAACTCTAGTGAATCTGCTAGAGGTGTTCCAAGATACGTTGTTAGAGCGCCAAGCCGTGAGTTGCTCTTTGTTCCATCTCCTAACGCAGCCTACGAAGTAGTATACGAGTACTACAGAAATGGCGTAGACATGCAGAAGGCTGCAGATGTCCCTGTTATCCCTGAGCAGTATCGCCACGTTGTAGTAGACGGTGCAATGTATTATGCTTATGTATTCCGCTCAGATCTTCAAGCTGCACAACTATCCCAAAGTAAGTTTGCTGATGGCATTAAGAACATGCGTTCCATTAACATCAACCGCACTGAATACCTTAGAGATACAAGAGTACACTTCTAATGGCTACTAATTGGCAGACATTCCCTATTGAGTTTAAAGGTGGTCTCATCTCTAATCTCAGCCCTCTCCAGCAGGGTGCTAATGCCGTAGGTTCTGCTACTATCTTGCAGAACTTTGAACCTGCTCGTTCTGGCGGTTACTCCAAGCTACAGGGTTATACTAAAGTAGATCCTAACATCATCCCAGGCGTGGGGCGTGTACTGGCTGTTAAAGTTGTTAACCCAGGTGAATACTTAGCTGCACGTAACAATGGATCTGTTACAGAGTATTATAAGTCATCTGGTAATGGCTGGACTTCCGTAGGTGCTGCAGCTTTAGCTGGGTCTAAAGTAAGATCTATTGAGTATAACTTTGGCGCAGGTCACTATGTAGTATTTGTAGATTCCTTTAATTACCCAGCCCTGTATGAAGATGCTACAGATACATTAACCTTCATTAACTCTAATACAGATCTTGAAGGGTCTGAGCAGGTTGCAGTGTTTAAGAATACTGTGTTCTTCTCTAAAGGTTCAAACCTATACTTCTCTGCCCCTTCATCTTCGCAAGACTTTAGCTCTGCTAATGGTGGTGGTGTTATTAACGTAAGCCATAAGATTACAGGTCTTATTGCATTCCGTGATCAGCTAATCATCTTTAGCCGCAACAAGATCCAAAGACTTACTGGTAGCACTATTTCTGACTTCCAGCTTAATCCTATTACAGAGAGCATTGGTTGTCTAGACCCTGACACTATCCAAGAAGTTGGTGGTGACATTATGTATATGTCTCCAGATGGTATTAGACTCCTTGGTGCTACAGATCGTATTGGTGACTTTTCACTTGAAGTAGCTTCTGATCCTATTGCTGATGACGTATACAAGTTTGCTCAGAGTACGTCTAACTTCTGTTCTATTGTAGTTAGAGAGAAGGCTCAGTATCGTATCTTTGCATATACAGAGTCAGAACAGTCTAAGGTTGCTCGTGGATTGTTGGTTACAAAGTTCTCCAACCAAGGTTCAACAGACATGGCTTGGGGTGAGTGTTCTGGTATCAAAGCTTTTGTAGCAGACTCTAAGTATACAGAGTCAAGTGAGACTATTGTCTTTGCTAACGAGACAGGTTATCTTTACGTTATGGAACAGGGTTCTAGCTTTGATGGAGAACCTATTGAAGCTATTTACGAATCTCCCTATATGCCTATCTCTGATCCACAGATGCGTAAGACCTTTTATAAGTTAACATCTTATATTGACCCTAGAGGGGCTTTTGATATTGATTTATCTGTAAAGTATGACTTTACTCGCTCTAATAATCAAAACCTTATCCAGCCAGCCTCTACTAGCGTATCTAGCTCTGGACTGTCTGTATTCTTTTATGGTGCTGTTACTGCTACATACAGTCAGGCTACTTATGGTGGATCTCTAGACAAGGTTTATCAGAACCAGATTATTGGATCAGGAAAGACTATTTCAATTCGCATTGAAGACAACTCAACAAACCCCTCATTTACACTGGATACAGTACTCTTAGAGTACACCCAGAATGACAGACAATAATAAGGAAGCTATCTTATGGTAGGTTACACACGCCAAGATACGGCAAACAACATTGCTAACGGTAACGTAATTGATGCGGATGACCTTGATAGCGAGTTTAACGCTGTTGAGGATTCCTTTAATGCCATTAGTGGTCACACACATGATGGCACCCCAGGGAATGGCTCTCCTGTCACTAAGGTAGGGCCATCACAAGATATTATTGTAGGTACAACTAACATACTACCTAAAGGTACTAATACCATTGACCTTGGCTCTGCTGCTGCTCAGTTTAAGGATGCTTGGTTTGATGGTACAGTAAGCACAGACACACTTAATGTAGGTGTTTCTGGTTTCACTACTATTGTAGATAACGAGTATGATGTAGCTTCTGGTAACCTTACATTTGATGTAGCTGGTGATATTGTTCTAGATGCAGATGGTGGTGACGTATATCTTAAAGATGGTGGTGTAGACTTTGGTAGACTTGTAAACAATGCTAACCAATTGTCCGTCTACTCTGGTACAACAGAGGCTTTAGCTCTAAGCGGTGCTAACACTTCTGCTAAGGGTTCTTTAGCTGTAGCTACTAACGCTACCGTTGGTGGTACTCTAGCTGTAACAGGTAACACATCTGTATCTGCAGGTAACCTTACAGTTAACACAGGAAACGTAAACATTGGTGGTACTCTAGGTGTTACTGGTACAATTACAGGTACTCTTAGCGGCACTGTATCTTCTTTGGGTAACCACACTACAAACAGCCTTGCTGAAGGTACTAAGCTCTACTACACAGACGCCAGAGTTAAAGCTGCTATTGGTGTAACAGACGCTGGCGGTGACGGTAGCCTGACATACTCAAATGGTAACATCACTTACACTGGCCCTTCTGCTACAGAGGTGAGAAATCACTTTAGTGCAGGTACTGGTGTAGGTATTGCTGGTGGTGTTGTCTCTATTGGACAGCCCGTAGGTACTACATCAAATGTTGTATTTAACAACGTAACTGCTTCTGGTAATGCTGTTATTAATGGTAACCTTACAGTATCTGGTACAACTACTACTATCAATACTGAGACTGTAAACATTGCTGATAACCAGATTGTACTCAACTCTAACTTTACAGGTGCAACACCTACTCAGAATGGTGGTATTGAGATTGAGCGTGGCACACAGCCAAACAAGACATTTGTATGGGATGAGACTACTGATAAGTGGACTGTAGGTAGTGAAGCTCTTGTAGCTGGCAGCTTCCAAGGACCACTAACAGGTAATGCTTCTACAGCAACTGCACTACAAACAGCACGTACTATTAGTCTTGCTGGTGATGTATCTGGCTCTGTATCATTCAATGGTACATCTAACGTAAGCATCACTGCTGTAGTAGCAGACAATAGCCACAACCACGTTATCAGTAACATTGATGGATTGCAGACAGAGATTGATACTAAAGCTGAAAAAGCTGGCTCTATTACACAAGTCTTTAACTGCGAAAGTTTAACTGTAGGTAGTGGCGGAGCCTCCTACATTTACATGCAGGACAACGATCATGGAACACGTAGCATCCATAACAACTCAAACCAAGTAGGCTTTTTGACACAGGCAGGTAATTGGGGTTCCTACTGTGATGACAATGGTAACTGGACTGCTGTAGGTAACGTAACTGCTTATTCTGACAGACGCCTCAAGTCTGATATTGTTACAATTCCTAATGCTTTGGATACTGTGTCTAAGCTTCGTGGTGTTAACTTCACCAAAGACGGTAAAGCATCTACAGGTGTTATTGCTCAAGAAGTACAGGAAGTAATGCCAGAGGTTGTACACGTAGGTGAAGAGTATCTCTCTGTAGCTTATGGCAACCTTGTTGGTGTACTTATTGAGGCGGTTAAAGAGCTTAAAGCTGAAGTAGAAGCTCTCAAGAAAGGTCTGTGATATGGCACTTCAAGCACCAGGACAAGCAATATCACTATCACAGATACAAGAAGAGTTTGGTGGGTCTAGCCCTATCAGCCTCTCTGAGTATTGGGGCTTAGCAACAGGCTTACCTACATCAGGGCAGACCATAAGTGCTTATGATTTCTACAGTAAATCCTTCCTAGTTACGGAGGTGATTACATCCAGCAGAACTTGGACACCTAAACTCAACAAAGCCGCCTACATACACATCTTCGTATTTGGTGCTGGTGGCTCTGGTGGCTCTGCAGAGTGTGACAACTCTTCTAGTTTTGGTAACCCAGCAGGTACGGCTGCTGCCGCTGGTGGAGGTGGAGGAGGTTTCTGTTACTCTAAAATACCCGCAGCTTCCGCATCCAGTTCCACTATTACCATAGGCACAGGTGGAGCGGGAGTGAGAAGCGCTTTTGACCACTACCTAGTTGGCAATGCTGGCAGTCATAGTGGGTTTGTAGGGTCTGGCCTAAATATGATAGCCTATGGTGGCGGCGGGGGTGGCGCTCGTGAGATATCAACAGTAGGCTCAGATACTAGCACTGCTGCTGCTGCTGTTGGAGGCAGTGCCTCTGGCGGTAACCAGCTAAACTATACAGGCGGTGCGTCTGGCGGTGCAATTGCATCTGCTACTGAATCTACGTGCGCCTCTGGTGGTGGTTGCGCAGTAATAGATGGTAACAGCGGAGCAAGTGCATCTGTTATTAGTAGTCAAACAAGTGATGGTGCAAGAATTAGTAATAACTCCTCTTGGCCTACGTATCTATCAACTTACCAGCAAGGCCGCTCTCAGTCACCTATTCTTGGCAGTACAATCTATAGTTTTGATGCGACTAGTGGTGTGCGTAATGGAAATTCCTCAAATGCAGGATATGGCGCAGGTTCTGGTGGCTCTGTTGACAGGAGTACCTCAGCAGATCATCTAAGCGGAAATGGTGGCAACGGCATTGTTATCATCGTATATGAGGTGTAATGAAATGACATACTCACTAGGAAACAAAAGCCTACAAACGCTAGAAGGTGTACACCCCGACCTTGTAGCTGTAGTTAAACTAGCCATCACTCTTACAGAGCAAGACTTTTCTGTAGGTGAAGGTCTTAGATCAGTAGAACGCCAGAAGACACTCGTAGCTGCTGGTAAGTCTACAACAATGAATAGCAGACACATTACTGGACATGCTGTAGATCTCTTTCCGTATCCTGTGTCATGGGACTGGAAGTACTTTCACCCTATTGCTGATGCTATGAAGCAAGCAGCACAAACACTAAACATCGACTTGCAATGGGGTGGTGACTGGAAGTCTTTCCCTGATGGCCCTCACTTTCAACTATCACGGAAAGCTTACCCAAAATGACCACAGAGCCTTGGCACCTATCTAAATCCGTACCTGCAACCTTGGTCTTTGCTATTGCGATGCAGACTGTTGCACTCATCTGGTTCGTAGCTTCTATGAATAATGCAGTAGAGTCCAACAAGGTTAGCATCGTTAAACTTGAGACTAGACAAGAAACACTATCTACTATGGTACAGCAGCAAGCTGTGACTTCTGCTCGTATGGACGAGAATATCAAAGCTATCCGTACTGCTGTAGAGGCTATGGCTGGAAGATGAAACCTAAGACGTACAAACGTGAAGTAGCTATACTCTTGTTTGTTTGGCTTGCCTACCTTGTGGAAACTAAAGATGTTAACATCATTGAGATCTTGGTCTGGCCTGTCTTTACGTTTAGCGCTTTGGCTTTCGGTATGGATTGGTTTGGTAAGTCTGGCGGGGTGCGGGGTCAGCCCACTGAGCCTACTGACGGGCGGCGGGACTAACGTAGCTGCAAACACACAGTTAGGTAAAGAGAATAACCAGACTGTCGGAGTAGTTAGTAACACTAGACCACAGATGCGGATAGAAGCCCCTGTAGATACTGTAATACAGGATACGAGTACTAACACAGAAGTAGACCCTCTCATGCTGCTTCTACTAATTGCAGGATGGTTAGCGCCTAGCCCTGGTGAGATAGGTAGAAGTTTCATTGGATTATTTCGTAGAAGGCCTTGACTGCTATTGCTTTATATGCAGCTAAGTGATATAACTACCACTATAACCCTCCCCAACACATAAATATATAACTGCAGCTATTTACTTGAGGCTGGGTAATAACAAGGACTATTATAATGGCTAAACGATTTGGTGGCTTTACACCTGAACAGATGGGAAAGATTGTCCCAGAAATGCAAGGTATGCAAGCTGATGAGCAAGCTAAGTTCTTAGCCTCTCAGCCTGGTGCTGCTGCTCGTGTAGGCAAGATGAGTGAATTGGCTGAGAAGCGAATTAATATGGCTTATGGTGGTTATGTAAAGGGCTATGCTGCTGGCGGCATGGCTACTGATCTAGATACAGCACAACAGTCTTATGCAGACTCCCAGAAAGCACTACAAGATGCAAGAGCTGCTCAAGCTGCTAACCCTGAAGACACAACACTACAAGATGCTATTACTTCTGCAGAGGCTGCTGCTAACCTAGCTAAAGAGGGTATGTCATCTGCTGAAGCTATATTTAAAGCTACTGAAGTACCAACCAGTGCAGAGCTAGTCTCTGGTGCTATCAATGATCCTACATCTATGACAACTAAAACAGATGTAGAGCTAAACAAAGTAACAGATGAACAACTTATTGACCCCGCTACTGGTCAGCTTAAAGATCCTGCACCTACGGTGAGTGGTACTACAGCAGAGACTGCTGCTGCTGTTCAAGCACCTACAGACGTTACTGCGGAAGCTGTAAGTACTACACTCTCTACACCTGCTGTATCTAAAGCACTAGACAGCTTAGAAGCTGCCAAAGGTACTGTATCTGAAGATGCTACTGTAGATGCAGCTAATATGTCTCCACAACAGCTTGCACAGCTAGGCCTAGATGCTGCTCAGATTGATAAAGCCCAGACAGTAGATGCACCTGATGCTCGTACACTACAGACTGGTGAAATGGTTTCAGGCTCTGCTGTTGATATGGAGCGGGTCAAGAAAGAGATTAACTTTGAAGCTGCTACAGGAGCGCCGTCAACAGACGCTACAGTGCAAGGTCAACTTACTGGACTGATGGAGCAGTTTGAAGGTAAAAACCCTCCAGCATGGGCTGCAGGTGCTATGAGAGCCGCTGGTGCAGCTATGGCTGCTCGTGGCTTGTCTGCCTCATCTATGGCTGGTCAGGCTGTCGTACAGGCAGCTATGGAAAGCGCTCTGCCTATCGCTATGCAAGATTCACAGACATCTGCTGCGTTTGAGAAGCAGAACCTTAGCAACAAGCAACAGGCTGCTATGTTTGCTGCAGAGAAACGTGCTGAGTTCATGGGTATGGAGTTCACCCAAGAGTTCCAAACTCGTGTAGCTAACGCTTCTAAGATCTCTGACATTGCCAATATGAACTTCACTGCTGAACAGCAGGTAGCCTTAGAGAATGCTCGTATGGCTCAGTCTGTAGACTTGGCTAACCTTGGTGCTAAGAATGCTAAGGTATTGGCAGATGCTGCAGCTATGTCTCAGATGGACTTGGCTAACCTCTCTAATGAGCAGCAAGCTAGAGTTACGAATGCTAAAGCTTTCCTAGACATGGATATGTCTAACCTAGCTAATCAGCAGCAGACTTCTATCTTTAAGACTAAAGCTATGACGGATAGTATCCTGAGTGACTCTTCTGCTGATAATGCTACTAAGCAGTTTAATGCTTCTAGTAAGATGCAGACAGAGCAGTTCATGGCTAACCTCACCTCTACTGTTAGTATGTTTAACAATGAGCAAACTAATGCAATGAGTAAGTTTAATGCAGGTGAAGCAAACGCTATTGAGAAGTTCAACAGTGAGCTTATCAACCAGCGTGAACAGTTTAACACAAACAACTCTCTTGTAATTGAGCAAGCTAACGCTGCTTGGTATCAATCCGTATCTACTCAAAACACAGCAGCAATCAATGATGCTAACAGAGCAGATGCACAAGCAGCTAACAACATGACTAACCTAGCCTTTAATGCTGCTATGCAAGAGACTAGAGATATGATGCAGTATGCTTGGACTTCTGAAGAGAATGATGCTAACAGGGCTGTACAACTAGCCATCGCTAAGCTTAGCTCAGAAGATGCTAAAACGGCTGCAGCAGCAAGTAAAACAGAAGGTATGTGGGGAGCTTTTGGTAGCTTCGCTGCGGCTGTATGGAGAGGATAAGCTAATGGATTTCAATAAATATAAGTACTCTCTAGATATCTTTGACTTGCTTGGTAGTGATGTAGAAGGTGTAACACCTCTTAGCCGTGGTCTGTTCACCCCTAAGAAGGGTGCAGAAGAGCCTGAAGTAAAGAGAGACCCAGCTAGAGAAATGGCACAGCTTACAGTTGCTACTTTTGGTGGTCAAGACAATGCTAGAAAGTACTTTGGTACAAGCCTCCCTGCTACGTCTAATGACTATAGTGACCTAGACCCTTGGAGAGAAGCTGCCCTTAGATCTGCAGAAGAGACTGAGCTTCTAAAGCAGGATAGAGGTATCACACGGTCCCTAGGTCTAGAAGATGTTGAGAGACGCAACCTTACAGGCGACCCTTTTGAGGGTAACCAGCTTGTTAAGTATAAAGCCCCTCCTCTGCCTAGTATGCGCCCTGTCGTTGACTTTGAGAGATCTCTTAGCTCTGAGGATATTCCGTATAAAGAAGGTGAAGAAGTTGCAACTACAATTACAGATCCAACTACAGGGAGAGGTTTGATGTCTCCACAAGGTGGTGGTGTATCTGAAACACCTACAGAAAGTAAGGGTATCCTAGACTTCATTGGTTCTGGTGAAGGTACATACACTTCAAGCAATAGAGGTACTATTGGAAAAGATATTATAGGCGCAAATAGAAACACTACTAGAAATGGTAAGTCTTTGACTGAGATGACTATTGGTGAAATCCAAGCCCTACAGACTATTGATGATCCTAATGATCCTAACAGGCTATTTGCAGTGGGTAAGTATCAAGTTATTCCAAGCACAATGGATATTGTTGTGAAGGGTTTAGACCTCTCTTCTGATCAGATTTTTGATACAGCGACACAAGATAGAATTGCTAAGTTCTTAATCAGTGAGAAGAGACCTAAACTAGGGGACTTCTTGTCTGGTGGCGAAACATCCCTAGACCGTGCAATGCTTGAAATGGCTAAAGAGTTTGCATCTATCCCTGTGCCGTATGACGTTAAAAAAGGTAGCAGGACTATTAAAGCGGGTCAGAGCTATTACGCTGAAGAAGG